TGAAAGCGATAACTACCGGAACGAGAAACATAGCGATAGGAATGCAAGCCCTTGATGCCGCAGACACCGAATCAGATAACATAGCAATTGGATATGATGCTTTAGGCGGTGCTTCTCTCGCAGGTGCAGAACAAAATGTATCAATCGGTAATTATAGTGGAGATGCAATTACAAGCGGAGATGGAAATACATTACTTGGGCATCTTTCGGGTAGTGCAATTACAAGTGGAAATAAAAATATTATGATTGGTTTTGAATCGGGCGATAATATAAACTCAGGTTCAAACAATGTTGTAATAGGAAATGCTGATGTTCCTTCTGCAACAGGTGATAGTCAATTATCAATTTCAAATGGTGATGGGACAGTAACTTGGATTCAAGGAGATTCTAACGCAAAAGTGCAAATTGGAGATACTACATACAATCCAAGCGGTATAACAACAGGAAAATTAACAGTAACAAGAGATGAAACAGAAGGCTCAGATACAGGCCCAACTCTAATGTTGGTTGATGGTGATAGTGATGCTAATAATGGGCCTGTTCTCAAAATGTATAGAAATACAGAATCCCCTGCTAATGGTGATGCTTTAGGTTCTATTGGTTTTAATGGAGAAGATTCAGTAGGCGGTGAAAGAGGTTATGCAAGAATCCAAGCAGTAGCAGATAATGTAACAAGCGGTTCAAATGATGGCTCTCTTGAGTTTAGAATATTTGCTAATGGAACACAAACAGAAGTAATGCAATTAGAGTCTGATGCACAAGCAGGTGCTAAAATGACTTTAATGGGTGTATCACAAACAGGTGCAGTAGTTAGCGGAACATCTACTGCTAACAATGCTTATTTGAGTTTATTAGAAGTAGCAACCGCAGACCATAAAGCGATAACGGCAAGTGTGCATATTACAGATTCAACAAATAACGAGGTTCAAACAGAAATGATTGTTGCTCATTTCGATGGAACAACCGTGAATTATACTACTTACGGGCAAATATTTGATGGTGCGGCGGCTATTGGAGTTTTAGAAGCAACTTATGTTCCAGTAGGAAGCAGAATCTTAATACGATTTCAAAACACACAAGGTGCAACAGCAACATTAGCGGGTTCTGTACACGCTACTTTGCATCCATGAGGTGATTAAGAATGGGCAGACAACCGTTTAGACAAATGAAAACTGATGGAACGATGGAAGAAGCAGGTGGTGCTTCAGGTGGAAGTAGTGCAACAGATGAAAGACCGACTAAATCAATTGGTCGCTTAACTACTGCTACAAGATACAATTATTTTTGCACACAATCAAGCACTTCATGGAGTAATTACACATTAAATTATGCAAATGTTACAGCAAACAATAAGGTTTTGTTAATACCTATGGTTGCACCAAGAACCGGAACAATTGACGGTATGAGAATCAATGTGAGAACCGCATCATCAATAATAGGAGATACACTAAAAATGGCGTTGTATGCAAGTGGCGATAACAATATGCCTAATGGGAGTCAAATTGTTGGAAGTGAATCAATAGATATAACAACAACAGGTATGAAATCGCTTACAGGTGGGGCTTATTCTGTTAATGCCGGAGATGTATTGTGGGGGGCTTTTGGTGCAGATAACCCAAGCGATTCAAACGGTGCTAAATATTTCATTGGAACAGCACATTATGGTTCTCACGGAACAGGAGTAAAACTACCACAAAACAGCACATATAATGCTAATGACCCAACAAAATACATCCATACAGTTTCGGGAGAATATCCAACATCGTTTTCAGAAACAGATTTTAACACCAATACTGCGGATTTGAATTATAGGCAATTACAATGGTGGATAACATATTCGGGGTGATTAAATGAGAAATGAAATATATCATGCAGATGGAACAATAACTGTTGAAGAAATTGAAGATGATTATACATGGAGTGGAATCAAAAACGAAAGAGAAGCCATGTTATTCAGAACCGATATATGGATGCTTGCTGATAGATACAACACTCTTACATCTGAACAACAAACAGAATTAACCACTTACAGACAGGCGTTAAGAGATATTACAGATTACGCTACGCCTAATGAAGCGGCAGAAAATTTCCCCACTCCCCCTGATTGGTTGTGATAAAATGGCTTTAGAATTAAACTACGAACATGAACTAGGATTTACAATGAATGGAATGTATGCAAAGATAGCAAGACTATCTTTAGAAAGCGAAGATAATAGCGAAGGTATTACAGTAAATTATACTGTAAAATATTACAAAAATGAAACTGCTAGACAAGAAGGAGAATCTCCTTTTGGTGGTAGAAGTTTTAGAATGCCTTTAGATGTAGGTAATGCAAAAACTCAGTATAATCTACTAAAACAATGTTATCTTCATCTTAAAACACAAGAAGGTTTCACAGAAGCATTGGATAGTTAGACTTTGGTTTTTTGATAAAGTGTATAGCAACCAACATATGTACCCATAACAAGAATGAAACCTGCTATAACATAAACAGGAAGAAACGAAGTATCAATTTCACCGTCTAAAACTTTTGAAATTCCGCTTACGTCAATCAATCTTCCCACTCCTCAAATAGTTCATCTAAAAATTTCATCATCATGCTACAAGTCGAGGCCGGGCGGGTCATGGTGTAGAAAATACACCACTAGTATTTTTCCCTTTCGTTTGTTTGTGTTTAGTGGAGGTACGGTGAAGTGCGAAGAAGAATTTAGGAGATGAAGAGAACGCACTTGCTACTAGTAAACACAAACGTCAGAACGACTTAAAGAGGGTAGAAACCAAAAGTACACCGTTTAGCGTAGCAAACCTCCTATGAATGCTACCATCGCCCACCAAATAAACGCTTTGGCTTAAAAGTAGAGTCTTGCCAAAAATGCCCACATTGTTTGCATTGCCAAAGATGAATTCTTTTCTTAAATTCATCATGGTATCTTGCACTTAGTCTGCGAGGTACGTGCTTATGACTACACGCTCGACAAGTTACATTTAACTTGTCCATTAACCGACCCATTACTCCACCGGCCTTCTACTAACTATATCATCAATTCTCAAAATTGCAGTAGTTACTTCTGTTGCACTAAGCACTGCTTGTTTGATTAATTTAGAAGGCTCTAGAATATTATTTTGTTTCATCGAAACAATACCACCTTCGGTTACATCAGGTCCATATGTTAAATCGCCTTCTAACACCTTTGTCCTCATCGCTAGAACAGTATCCAGTGGGTCATGCCCAGCATTCTCCGCTATGGTAGCAGGAATAACCTCTAGAGCGTCTGCAAAGGCTTCTATTGCCATTTGTGCCCTTCCCCCTATCTTAGCGGCATGATTGCGTAGATGCGAAGCCATAGCAACAAAACTAGAGCCTCCCCCATACACTACACTATTTTCGTCTTTTACCATACCTACGACACCCAGTGCGTCATCGAATCCTCTTTCCACTTCATCGAGTGTTGATTGGGTAGCACCACGAAGAACTAGAGTTGATTGGTCGCTCTCGACATTTCCAGTAACAAAGAGATAGTAAACATCGTTATGTTTCTGCTTTACAAATTCCATGTCAGTAACATTTTCTATGTCGTTTACAGTCTGAGCCACAGGTAGTTCAAGTGCACTGCTAAGAGCCTTCATCATACTTTCAGGCACTCGCCTTACAACACCAATGTCATTTTTCTTTAGATAAGCACAGATACTATCGTGTACTCCATCTCTTACGAATACAACACCTTTACCATCTAACATGGAAACTATCTTCTTTGCCTTATCTAGAAGACTATCACTGCTTGATTGTTTGAATTGAGAATACTCGTCTGCCCCCATTTGAATTGAGATATTTTCTTCTGTTTTCTCATTCTCCAATCCAGTATTAATTAAAACTACCTTCATTTCTTTTTCGTGGGCGAAATCTAATACGAAATCTTTGCTAAGAATTACACCATTGAAAAGGAATGATTCTTCTATACTACCGCCGGGTAAACTGACTACTCTTACTTTGTCTGCTTCTCCTGCTTGCATCACAGCATCTACACAAATTTGGCTTACAACCTCAGTAGCACTTTCCAAAGTTTTACCAGTAATTGCGGTTTTTGCTATATTTTTGAGTACTTCTTCATCCCCAGTAAATGCTACTTCACTTTGGAGATATTTTGTAGCCATAGTTGCGGCTTCGTGATATCCTCTACAAACTACATTAGGATGGAGTCCCTTGCTGAACAGACTTTCACTGTTAGCAAGCAACTGACCTGCTAGAACTACTGTGCTGGTTGTTCCATCGTAGCACAAAGATTCCTGAGTCTTTGCTACTTCTACCATCATTTTTGCACCGGGGTGGCTGACATCTAATTCACGAAGAATAGTCGCTCCGTCATTAGTTACAATGACATTACCCGCCCCATCTACCATCATTTTATCCATACCCATAGGACCGAGTGTGGATTGGCAAGTTTCTACAATTATTTTTGCTGCTCTTATATTCATAGATTGAGCGTCTGCTTTCTTTTCTTCTTGATTCATTCCTCTTCACCTGTATCTTCTATTGTGGTTTCTTCTGATGCATAAGGCCACTCTACTTGGTTAGCAATAGCCGCAGCCATACGCTGTATATCACTCAAAGCCGCACCTTGTGTAATCGCTGTCAATAATCTGTGCAATCCTAATTTTAATTTTATTTCTTCATCTTGATTCATGTTTACCACTCAATTTCAATTTCTACTATTTCTCCTGTTTCAAGGGAGCGTGATTTAACGAAAGAATAATCTTGCATATGCTTATACAAATCATAAGTCAATTGGGCATCTTTAAGACAATACTCTGCGACATCATTGTAATTACCGTTTTGCCATTGAACGGGTGCGTCTAAACTTGACATCATTTTCTCTGCTTTCAAGTTTTGACTGGCTAACATATTCAAATCTGTGGCGACTCTTTGGTGTTTTAAAGCCGCCTTTTGTACAATTACTTTAGTATCTATGATAGATTCAGAATGTTTGGATAAAACATCACCAGCAGCCCAGCAATCAAGCGAATCTTTGATTACTGGTAGGTCAAATTTCAATATATTATGGCCTAAAATTTTACCACCTTTGTTTATGAAATCAATCAAATGGTCACCTATATCTCTTGGGTGAAGTGGTAATGTGTTTACCCCTTCTAATTCAATGTCTTCTTTGGAAAAAATAGTACCGTTAGAACCATCCCAAGTTGCTATAACACTAGGTTCAAACAGTGTTCTATTATTCCAACCACCAATATCATAAGAGAAATTAGCGGTTTCAATATCTAAGGAAAGAATATCGCTCATGTATAATCCTCAATATATGTCACTTATTCAATCCATCTGTTTCAATCTAAGATAAACTATCCTAGATTCTTTAGTCGTTTCAAACATATCTTTAGCATACTTATTGAAATGATTCCAAGCAGTACCTCTTGTAACCTTTGCTTGGTCTTCATAGGTCTTGAGCATTCTTTCTTTACGAACCCATCCTTCACCACGAGAATCATCAAAGTCAACTTTACCAGTATTTTGGAATGATATAGTGAATTTTTGTCGGTATTCTGTAACTTCTGTCTTTTTGAATCCAACTTCAACTTCATCTTCAAGCCAAAGGATTAGATTTCTTGTAAGGTCGTAAAGAATATCTTTAGCCATATCTACGTGTTCACCAGTTACAGTCCAAGAATTATCTAACATAGCCATATGTGTTGCAAAGATGACCGTATAATTTTCAACTGCTGGCATGAAAGATGCCACAACCTCACCTATACCGGGTGCAAGACCGTTAAGAAGAGTGTAATAATCATCTATAGCATCGAAACAGGCTGAATAAAATGTTTCATCTGCGTTAAACATCTCATGCATATGCTTCTGAATTAATTCTTCTTGCTCACTTCTAGGCATGGATTCCCATTCAATAAAAGTAGTTTCACTCAAATTCAATAATCGGTCTCGTAGATTCTTGGTCAAGTTATTGAAATAATCTACAATCTCTTGGTAATCAACCGCTAATTTTGGTATCTTTTTGAAGGCAGCATTCATCCTTAGATTACTAACTTCTCTACGCTTTTCAGTATCCCATTCGCCCCAATATAGTAGAACTCTTTGGAAAATACCCTTTGTTAAGACGTAATCTTTTACACCCTTTGGAGGGAAAGTTGTAATCCATAAAGATACCAATGATTCAGTTTCGATTCTACCAGCCTTTGTGTGCTTGACTAGAATGTTGTTGTTACTACCTACAGGGTTACACGCTGATTGGAGATAAAGAACGGTTTCTTGGCTATGCTTATTTGGGCTTAGAATGATACTTCCTTCATCGAAATTCAAGACCTTTCTCCCATCAAGAAGACCCTCTTTCAAAGTCTTGACGTGTTCTCCGTCTTCGTCTATATTTTCTTCCCAACCACCAATCAAAGCGGCATCTGTTCCAGTTGTGTACATATCAGTAGGGATTTCAGCATCTCGACAGATATCCCCCATAAATTCCCAAGCAACAGACTTACCACTTCGGGAAGGTTGAATCCAAAAAACGTGCACTCTTGGGTCTATATGACTAGCACCCCAAGGTATGCGTACATACGGTACTGCTGCTTGTCCTTGTAAAAAGAAAAAGGAAAGCATTCCCGGTATGTCGTTCTTCATTGATGTCTGTCCAAAATGTTCCAAGTAACCTTGGAAAATTGGAAACTTCTTCACCGCCTCATATTCTGTGTAATTCCTCATAATTTGACCCCTACAAAGGTCAGTCTATAAGTATATTGTATGGACTATACATCGGACAGTTGGATTCATCGCTTTTTCCTCCTCTCCACGTGCATTGGCTCTTCGCTTGTTAGAGCCTGAATTATACGTTTCCTTAGTACCTCTCCTAACCCTTTCACTTGTTTTAACGAGTCAGGGAAGCACATTTCTTCTAGGCTACCACATTTTTCTAGTAAATTATCTACAGTTTCTTTCCCCAAGCCGGGTATTGCTAACAGCATATCAGCCCTCACATCATTACTAGCGACTCTTCTGATTGCCCTTGCCCCATGAGAAGACGCAGGTTTGTGTAATTTATCATGAAGTTTGACTATGAAAAGTGAAGCCTCACTCATATTTGGTGTGTAGAAAACCTGACATTCAAAATCAGACATTACCCTAGCGATAGTTCCGAGAAGTTCATTTTGTACTCTAGTGTAGGTAACTTTACGCCCATTGTTTTTAGCCATTGCAACATACTTTTCTATTGTACCATGAATCACTAAGAAAAAACGCTCGTAGTTTGAATCCATGTTTTCTAATTGTCGCCAAAGATGACCGCTATGGCTTGACTGGAAAAAGTCGGTTATACTCTTAGCCTCAACACACGCACTACCTAGAAGATAATCACCCACGACTAGCGGTTGTTGTGAAACTGCTAAACCTGCCTTCTCAGCCTTTCTTAGAACAGAATCGTATAGTGGTCCTCTTTCATTAGAGTCAATTATTAGACTTGGCTTTGGCATTCTCTTTCCTCCTTCTATTTCTACAATCCATACAAAGACCAGTAAATTTGTGTAATTTTTTCCTTCTCTTTAAACCACTTCTGTTTAGTTTTATGCCGCAGTTTAAGCAATTAAGAGGTAATTCATCCATCAGATATCCTCCGCTGTCCCATCATAGAATTTGCATCTTCCAGTGCAAAGACCATCAGTTATGATAGTCCTACACATACCAGCGTTATATCCGTTATTAGAAGAGCCACCGAAAACTAAACTTTCGACTTGTAAAGTGCTAGTAGCCAAGTCATAATCTACCCAACCTTGCCTTGAAATTACATCAACGATGAAGTCTACGTGCTTCGCCTTTTCTTCATTTGAGACACTATCAGGAGGGAAAAACCACCGTAGTCTACTTGCTAAGTAAGAGGCGAAATGCAACCTAGCCCTGTGAGGTGGGTTTCCTTCACCCATAGCGGATTGTGCTAAGCATGGAAGAATTGTAAACCCGTCAATTGACATATCGGGTAAGTCACTAATTTCCCTCTTCTTAGATTTGAAGATGGTTTTTCTTTCGGGTAAAACCAGTTCTAATGCTTGAGAGCCATGTTGTATGTACCCATCTTGTGATTTTTGGGCTTTATCCAATAATTCCATGTGTGTGCTATTGAGTAGAACTTCTGAGGTCATCGGGATACTCCAACACCCTCTTTTGCTATTGTAGGAATTAGGAATTCTAATCATACCAGCGGTATCAAAAGCCACGGTTGGGTCATTACAAAACAAGTCTAGTTCTTTATGCCACTTTGAAAGAACAATTCTACCAGCGTCTTTTACCCTAGCAACGTCAATTCCATTACTAGGTGTGAAAGTCTGCTGGAGTGGTATCCAAACGTGGAAGCCCCCACCACTAAACCAAATGTAATGCAGTAGGTCTTTTTCAGAAAGAAATAGATGTAGTCTTTTCACTTGCTCATGCATCACTTCAAAGGGTACATCTTCTCCTCTCTTTCTAAAATTCTTACAATCAAAGTCACAAACAAAGTGACGTATAATCGGTGTATTGTAATCTACTCTATGGTTTCTAGGTGGGGTCAAACCACGATATCCGTAGGCAGTAAAGAAAACGTTGCCGCTCCCATTCTTTCCTTTCCAGTATCTTTCTAGTTCGTTCCAATCTTTTACTAATCTTCGATAACCCTTTTCACCATCAGCCCCAATTTCCAATACTTCTCTTGGGAAATCAAGCGTGATGAACGCCATTATATCATGCAACCTTAGTCAAGATTTTATCCAATAGTCGCTCAATTTCTTTAGGTGATACCCTTTTCCTGTTAAGAGTGAAATGATAACTTTCGTAGCCATCAACTTTGTCAATACCTAACTCAGTGTAATCATCCAAGGTGGTTTGTGAAGTTTCCTTTACAATCATATCTTTATCACCTAATGTCCCAAAATCAACAAGCACTTCTTTATGCGGTTGATAATGTCTGTTCATTGTTTCTATCGTTTTCTTTAGTAGTAATTCTACAGTTCTCTCTTCTATCATAATTCCAACTCCTGTTGTGTCCATGCGGGGCAAATGTGCATGAAATCACACCACGCACATTTGAAATCGTTTCTTTCCGCAGGAAAATCCATGTCAAGGTGGGCCTTGACTAATTTTTTCAGGCGCTTTTCAACAGTTCTTTCTGCATACTTCGCCTTTCTATCTGAAGTTGACTCAAACTCCCATGCAGCGGCATCACCATTGTTTATGTTGCCGCCGGGGAATTCCCAACCCCAATGTGTAATCGGGAGATATTCTCCGTGTTGACTACACTCAAGCATCATTTTGTAAAATTGCATTTCAGCCCTTAACTTAGTTGCTGTTTTTCCTTTCTTCCATTTTCCAGTTTTCAATTCCATGAGAATGTATCCTTTATCATCCTCAAAGATACGGTCAATAAAACCCCGCATATGAATGGGTACTGGAGTCCCATCAACCTCTACAATACGAGTGGCGTGTACTTCGGCTTCGTTCCCAACTGGAAACCAATCAATACCTTTAGTGGCTACCAGTCTATCGAATTGCCAATCAACCCATGTTTGGATTTGCTCATCTTCACCATATAGATATGGGGATGGGGGCTTTGGGATAATATCGTGTAGCATTTGGCGAGCCATGTTCATGTTACCTGACTCTATTTGCTCTAGAATATCATCTATGTAATTGACCGCCTCTTTCCAAAAGTATTCAGTCATATCGTGTACATTGTTCCCACGAATATGGTAGTCCTTTTCTTCTTGTTGCAGTTTCATAATATTTTGAAAGAAATATTGTTTCGGACACCAATCAAATGTACCGACACTACTTTTCGTAACTCGTAAGATTTCATCTTCCATGTCAGGAGACCAAGAGTAGGTACTCTTCGCATAGGATTCTTTCATATCTTCAAACGGATAATCGTCAGCCTTAGCCAACTTATCATCACCATTAGGATTCCATCTCATCACCATAAACCCCCTTGATATGGAAAATTCTTGACGCTCATGTGTTTCCCCTCTTTTCTTAATCGAATACATTTACCGCAAATGGTTGTGTGGCGACCTTTAGTACGAGGTTTCATTTCCTTACAAATTTCACACTTGTATCTCTTCATTCCTGTTCCTCCATTTTAGCAAGCCTTCCCTCAATGAATCCCCTCTTTAAATTGAACATCATTTCATTCAAAGCCTCACCTTCTAGTCTTTTCTCTTCGTCTTCGATGAGCCGCTGGAGATAGACACAAAAATCCAACGCTTCCTCTTGGGCATAAATTAACCAATCCAGTGTTGAGAAATCTGTTCTCTCCATCGTGACACCATACTTTCTCTTACCAACTTCTGCTCTTTCCAGTATTTTCTTACATACTTCATCTTCTATTCTACTCATTAAAACCACCTTAGTATTTCATTTCGCTTTTGTACCATTTATCTCCACATTCTGTACATAGTCCTTGGACTACCCATTGACTATCAGCAGTGCATTTACCGCAATCAGCGCAATTACTGTAATGCCCCATCACCAATACACCGCCGGTTGTTCTTGTGGTGATGCAGCCTTTTCCATATCCCAACCCATTACACTGTACACTGGTTGGATTTTGGCCTTCACCATTTTTTCTACGACTACATCATAGTCAATTGAGAAGTCTTTGATTTCATCTTCTTCCCTGAAAGCCACTACGTTAGCAGGGAATGTTTTGGTTTCAGTGGGATGTGCTTGTGACACCCACCCCGAAGGACTTCTGTTTTGCTTTTCTTTTGGAAATGTCACTGAATCCGGTAAACCTTCGGGTACTGCATTGATGTACACCCATTGTGCCCCATCTCCCGGTCTGAATGGGTTATCAGTTGCAATATTTTCATTGTAGTATTTAGCAGCCCTTACAGGCATAGGAACGTTTGCTGTGTAGTTATTCATACCTTTCTTAATTCTTCCATAAGGGCTTAAGTCGCTAACTGGCCTTTCACCATTTAGAATTGATTTTACTATCGGGCGTATAGCCGCAGTAACCTCTTCTTCTTCTGCACCCTTACCAACTAAATCAAATAAAACACCTTGTGTTTCTTTACTGATTGGTGCGGCGTTAGAGGCCTTGATTTCAAAACCACTAACTTTCATTTTGCCTTTATCAGACTCAGGCCAAGACTTGATACCGAAGTATCTATTTTTCGTTTCAGCACTAATCCAGTAATCAAAGTATGCTTCTAACTCTACATCCATGTAGGGCATATCCAATTGTTTTCTAGATTCTTGTGTTAGATGCGCTGCTAAGTTTTCTGCTTCATCGAATGGAACTTGAATGAATGCGGAATCAGTATGCCCATACAACCCACGATAACCTTGCCTTTCACTTTCAGCAAGTAGGAATTTGATGCTCTCTCTACCCATGTATGTAATAGTGCGACCTATATCCAAATCAGACCACATACCACCTATTTTACCCATAGATACCATACCGTAGAGGGCGTTTACTGCAACTTTTGTTGCCGTTTGAAGCATATCATATCCTAATTTTTCATTAGCATCTGTCGCTTCGTACATTTTCTTTTTGTAATCTTTTCTTAATGCGAGCATTTCACTTACAATACTTGGAAGTAAACCAACTTCGTCTTGCGCCCAATGTGTTCCATTACCGGGAGATTTTATTGTTTCACTAGACATTTTCTTTACCCCAATTGTTATGTCTTTTAGTCTCCCAAGATAAATTCAGACTCAGAATAATATTCGGATACAGAGAGGCATAGTCTACCAGTGCCACACCTTCATGCCTTCCCGGTATAGGGTCAGGGATATATGCCGCCTGTAATTCTTCACGATTCTGCGCTTTAGACGATGGTGCTTTCAAATCTGTTCTTCTTCCAATTAGACCCCTAAAGTATCTAGTAACTTTGTAGGTACTACGAAATCCAACACCACATAGTTTCATCATGGCTACATGGAATTCAACGGCGTGTAGCATCTCATCAATGTCTCTTAGCAAAGTTGTATCCACTA